AGCTTCGGCTCTGCATGCTCCATCAGGGCACGGCCTAGTCCCTTGTTTCTCTCGTCTAGGCGCACGATCAGTGCGAGACAGTCAGCATTGGTGGTGCCGATGTGGTTCATGTGAGGATACACGAGATACATGACGAAGCCCTGCAACCGTGTGTCCTCACGCACCGTGTAGAGCTTGACCATACCTTGTTTGTTGAGATCGATGTAGGCTCGCCAGTCCACAGCTAGCTTCGGTATGTCCACGTCTGCACCGCCGTGCTGGAACGAGTCCTGCCACAGCTCGTCCATCTCCATCCACACTTCACGAACAAGTTGTTCGTCAGCACGCATCAGAATGCACCTGTGCTGCCGAGGCCACGCTTCCTCTTAGCAAGCTCCTCCTCAGAGACGAAGCTAGGCGACAGGTTGCCTGCTTGTGTGCCGATTGGGTTCGCTGCACTAGGATTGGTGCTGCCTTGCACTGCACCACCAGCGTTCAGCAGGTCAGTGATGTCAGCGAACTTCGTCTCACCGACTGCGTTGCGCAGTGCTCCACCGAATGAGCCCTTGTCCACATCGATCTTGCCCTGTGCACCTGCACCGTATGCATACGGGTCAATGTTCGCACCCAGTGACATGTTGTTCACGTCGCTACGTGCGCCGCTGATGTAGTCATCCAGTGCCTTACGGTCTGATGCTAGAATGCCTTGACCAAGGTTCTGGATCGTAGATGCACCAGCACTACGCTTCTGGTTCAGCGTGTCCAGTGCAGCGTTGTAGCCTGTTGGTGTGAGTGTGCCACGCTTCTGTGCGTTGGTGAGTTGTGCCATCAGTGGAGTGAACTGCTCGTCTAGGATCGTGTTGGTGTACTGTCCAGTAAGACTGTCAGGTAGAGCTTCGTTCGAGTAGTTGGGCTTGAAGATAGAGTTGAACGTGTTCGCTGTCTGCGTCCGCTTGCCGCTCAGTGCATCAGCAACCAAGCTGTCACCGAGTGTGCTGGGATAGACCGATGCAGGATTCGGGTCCATGTCAGGTGTGGAGTTGCTACGACGCTGTAGCTCAGCCATTATCATGTCACTGTATGACGATGGCTCTACGCCTTGTCGCTGGAACGCACCCTGTATGCTCTTCAGTGCATCGTCATACGCTGTCTGCTTGCCAGTCTGGAACTTGCTCTGTGCCTCAGCCTTCTGCTGTGCAGCAGTTGCAGCAGAAGCCTCAGATGCTTGCTTCTCACCAGCCTTACGCTGGTCGATCTCAGCATTCAACTGATCCACAGCACTGGGTCCACCATACTGGAAGTTCGGTGAGTATGGATCGTTGTTCTGTATGAACGTCTTGCCACTGACAGGATCAGTGAGGATCGTTGGTGGTATCGGTGCTGGCATCGGTGCGCTCTGCATACCGCCGCCGCCCTTGCCACCGAACACGGCCAGGTTGCGCTTGTCGAGTTGACCACCGGGCGTGAACATCAGCCTGTCCTTGCGTATCTGTAGATGACACCGTAGCGTGTGAACCCGAGCCGCTTGTAGATCGCTTCTACACCCACAGTGCGTATGCCAGCGATGTCACCTGACTGCACCTCAGTTGCTTGCATCTCATCGATGCACCAGTTGACGAAGCCACGCATCAGTTGCATGCCGATGGCTGCGCGTCGTGGTGTACCCTCACGCACATACCATGCTTGCTCAATACCCAGCAGCTTCGGACTGAAGAAGAACGGTTCCACGTGTCCTACCACGGCACCGACGTAGCCCGTGTCGTCACGTGCGAGCATGAAGTAGGCGAATGAGTTGTGCATGTTGTGCACCATCGTCCGTGCACAGAAGTCCCAGTCGAATGCTGGCCCACTCGTGCCGAATGTGCCCAGTCCGTGTAGTTCACGAGCCAGCCCTACAGCATAAGCGAGGTTATTCTGGTCCAGCTTCTCTAGCACGCTCTGCACCTGTGGCGCACTGTCCGACGATGGCTTGGATGAGTGCTGCAACTTGGTCATAGGGAGCCTTCTGCAACAACTGTAGGACTGCTTCCCACTCCACTGCCTTCAGTGTCACGCTCAGTGGTGTGTTCGGTTCGATGCGCTGCTGTTCCACTACTCGCTCTCCAGCTTGCTGATGCGTTGACTTAGTTCCTTCATCCCATTGACCAACGCTACCACGATGGGATCAAGTGCAACTCCGAGCAAGCCATCATGGCGCTCCTTCACAGCCTCAGGCAACACTTCCTGCACCTGCTGTGCTGAGAAGCCGTGATCGATGTGCTCATGCTCCAGACGGTTGAACCGTATCGGTTCCAGCAGCTTCACAGTCTCTAGCCCGTAGGTGCTAGGCTCGATGTTCGACTTCATGCGTGTGTCAGAGGAGTTGACGTATGGCCCATTGCCTTGCACACCACCACCCACTGCGGTGATGCTGCCTGCTGCGATGATGCTGCCGTTCGCATCGATAGAGAACATCGCTGCACTGTCCCAGCGCCTCCAGAACAGTGTGCCGGATGCCCAGCTAAAGTTCCAACGGTATGCGTCTAGGAACCCGATGTCAGTGAACGAGCCGTTGTCACTGCGTAGGAATGATCTATCACCTGGTCCCCAGAACACGTTGTCTGTGCGCAGGTATGTGACGCCACCATTAGCAACTAGACCGTTGCTGGTAGTGAGTGTGCCTGGTGCGAAGATGTCACCAGCAGCAGTTATGTGGAACAGCTCTAGTCCATCAGAGCGTCGATACCACAGTGTTCCGGTGCCTCGTGTGTAGCGCAGTGACCAACCACCAGAGTCCCACTGGATAATCGTCTCAGTAGGGTTCGACCAGATGTATGCTCCACTCGTGTTGATCCGATAGATCGCATCAGTCTGCATCTCACCGTTCACGACGAGGTTGCCGTTGATGGTGCCACCAGCCAGAGGCAGGTAGAGGCCACCGATGGTAGCTTGCGTCGCTACTGCACCGATGCTGATGCCGTCCACAGCAGCCAGCAGTGAACTACCGTTCCAGCCGAATGCTACTTGGTGTGCATTCGATCCTTGGTTCGAGTACTGGACACCGTTGCCGCCTACAGTCAGTGAACCAGTGAGCACACCACCAGTAGTAGGCAGGAACCCTACACCGCCCACACGTGCATCCACATACTGCTTCGTCGCAGCACCAGACACGTTGATAGGATCACCGAACAGGATCAGCGGTCCTGTCATTGTGCCACCAGCAAGCGGCACTGCTGAGCCTGCTGCCGCAGCACTATTCGCTGCTGCCGTCGCTGCTGCTTGTGCCGCTGCTGCGTAGCTCGCTGCCTGTGACGCGTAGAACGATGCAGCCTGTGCCGTCTGTATCCACCTAGCTGGGTTGGTCGTGCGGTCCTGTGCGAACGTGGTAGGCAGTGCTGGACTCGTGTGTGTCTGCACGCACTGCCACACACTGCTATCCGTCGCATCGATGGTGGACTGACCATACGTGTATGCGGTCGAGTTCTTCCATATACCGCTCAAGTTCGGTATCGCAGCGAACATGCCAACGACAGCATCCAGCACTTGCCAGTTGGTGTTAACGTCTACGTCCCACGGCACCTGATCGAAGAACGGAACAATCAGCCGTATGTTCGGTGTGAGTTCGGTCACACTACCTCCTGATCCCACCGTGCACGTAGGCGATGGACACACTTATGAACTTGAGCGGGTTGCGTGTCGTGCCACTGAAGCGCAACTTCAGGAGCTTGAACTTCGTGGTCCAGGCGAACAGTCGTTCGTCAATGGTGCGTCGTCCACCACCGTACGGTGAGTCGCCATACGGCGCATTGCCGTAGCCACCAGCGTCGCCACCAACGAACTTCATGCTGAGCATCGGTGAACTGATACCGTTCTGCGTCATCAGGTTATCGACATAGCCCTCAACAGTGAACTGTGCTGTGCCCTGTGTGTCGAGTCCGATGTAGCGTGTGACCTTGATGTCCATGCGCTTCTTGAAGTCAGCCCAGGGCATCTCCCAAACGAAGTCCACTGCCGCACCACGTGTGCCATACACACTGTCACCAACGAAATCCGCTACACCCTCACCCTCGATGGGATCGAAGTTGTATGCGTAGAGCTTGTTGCTCATGCTGAAGATGACATTCTGTAGGGCAGTGCGACATGCACTCTGCCACTTCCATCCTCTGAGCCGTGCCCAGGCTTGTATCTTCAGCGTCGGGATGTTCGTGTAACTGAACCCAGTTGTCTCCAGCAGTGTGCCGTCAGCAGCGAACTGTGGAATGAACAGGATATACCTGAAGTGTCTCAAGTCGTAGACTGCAAACACATACTTGTCGATCTGTGCAGTAGTCAGTGACTGTAGCAGGTCTGTGGTGAGTGGATCGATCAGGTGGCTGACACGCACAGGCCGCAGTGTGTTGAACATGTTGATGCGGCTGATCGAGTTGACACCGATGTTGTCACAGAAGAAGGTGTCATCCCCTACACTGGCGAGTGAGCGGTGTGACAGACAACCGAACTCCTCAATGAACCCGTCGTCAGTCGGTGTGTGCGCCTGTGGTGCTGTGCCTGTGTACACACCGAGATTCAGAGGCAGGACACCACGCTCGAACGTCACCAGCAGCTTGTCACGATACGCCACCAGCCCAGTGATCGTTGCACTGCCCAGTGATACACGTGGACCGAGCTGCAACACAATGGCATCGTTCGGTGGTGGATCACTTACGAACGTGCCACTGGTGCCTCGTGCACTGATGTAGAGTGCTCCAGGCTCAGCCGCGATGCCTGCTATACACAGGTATTGACCGTGTGCAATGACGAACCGACCCACTGGTGTGTTGACGTTGCTGAGTGTGCCGAGGTCAGCAAGGAACTGTGGGATCAGGAAGTTAGGATCAGTAGTCTTGCCGCTGATGATGAGTGGTTTGTCCCTGCCGTTCGCCAGGATCAGGTCACTGTTGAAGATGGTGAAGCTGACATACACCACACCACCAGGCCACAGGCTCACACCACCAGTGAACAGTGGTGTCACTACACCGTCACCTGTTGTCTTGGTGATGAGGCCGTCTGTCTGCACAGTGATCACGTGGTTGGCGAAGTAGATGTGGTTCACTACCTCTGCACCAGTCGGCATCGTAGCAACCAACCGTGTCCCTGCACGCACTGACAGTGAACCATCAGTTGCCCGCTCGATATTGTCGAGCACCTTGGCAAACTTCGGTTCCATGTTCAGGTCAGTGTCAGTCACGTTCAAGCCACCTTCGAACGCACGTATCGTGCTGATCTGAAGGTTGCTCTGCGGCTGTTCACCGCGAGGGTTCAGGTTGCCTTTGGTCTTAGCGAGATACATGTGTCCTACGGCTTAGCTGAGAAGTAGATCGCTACACACAACGCTGTGCCGAACATGCTGGTGACAAGCAGGTGACGGAATAGGGTCACTCACCGATACATCCAGGCAGTATAGAGTGGATAGCCTGACGTATCCAGGCAGAAGTCTGCACGGTCTATGAGGTCTTGCGTAGCCGTGCTGTTGCCCATTAGCTTAGCGTGGATAATCACAGCACGGATCATAGAGGCGTAGCTGTCTCCGCCTGTGGCTCGGCCTGCTATTGCGTGTGCCCAGTCATTAGTAGGACCACTGAATGCCCAGACATCACCTGCACTTGGTCCGTTTGGTATTGCACCAGTAGTGAATACGAAGTTAGACCCACCTGGCGTCAGCGAGGTTGTGATTATCCCGTCGCTCCCAGATACCGCAGTTGACTTCACGTAGAGTGGCTGACCCGGTGTGACACCAGCAGGAGGTGTAGCAGCAGGATCAGTGAGGTCACGAGAGTAGCCACGTGAGTGCCACCACAGCATGTCACCTGCGTGCTGACCTCCACCGTTGCGGAATAGCTGCGGTGCTTGGTTCGGCACGTAGTCTGCTGCGTAGAGACTAATGCTCATACCCAGGTTCTGTCCCCATGCGAAGTAGGGGTTGGTAACAGGGTCCCAATGCTCAGTCTTTGCCAGCATTGCTAGCTTCTGCGGCGCACCACCACCAACGACATACCCTGGCGTATAGGTCATTATACCAGTCATCTGCTTGGCGTAGTGGTTAGCAAAAGCAAGCTGGCTGCTGCTCTCCGTTACCGCTGCACCATGATAGTGACCAAGGCAAGTTATCGCAGCCATCCACGGGGTTTGCGTCGGGATGCCCTCAGTATGTAAGTAAGGACCGTCGCCACTCTGTAGCCAGTTCGGGTGCAGCGTATAAAGCATCGCGTCCATGCCCACGTCGAGTGATAGCTGCCACCGCTTGAAGAAGTCATGTGCAACATGCGCGTCTGGCACAATGCCGATAGCACTGCCAAGGATCGCTGGGTTGAAGTCCCGCATCTCTCCTCGGAACGGCCATGCGCAGAACGGACCACCGACAAAGAGAGCTTTCTCAGCAGGCGGACGTGCGTTGTTCCATGCAGCGTTGGGTGGAGAGGACGCAAGGTTCATGTTGTATATTAGTGAGTCGTCCCAACCCGAGCCACCGTCTTGCGTCGCAGCCATACCATAGTCGAGGACGCTCTCTAGTACGTAACGCTCACCCTCAACAAGATACATGTAGTAGCAGTAGTTCGGCTTGTGGCTACTGTTGTTCCCTGAGTTGAAGTAAGGCCAGGTGCCTCCGCCTGGTGCAACGTATCCATCCGTTGTGCTGATGCCATTGAACGATGTGCCGCCCTTCAGCGCAGCATAAGCATGCACGGGAGCAGGCAAGCCCTGTGCAGTGAAGTTGTGCGATGGCATCGGGTGCAAGTTCTCGAACAACCCACCAGGTGCTGTGCCGATGTCTAGGATCAGCGAGCAAACTGTGTTTGCAGTGTCTGATACGCCACTGTCACCCGGTCGTGTGCGTGTGCGGTTGCTGCGCCTGTGGAACGGTGTGTGCAGCCCGCCAAGGCAGCTTACTCGTGCACAAGCCGTGTCCGCTGCGGTCTGTCGCATGAACGCTGTTGAGTCAGCGTTACATATCATGCCACGGCCCTGGTACTCGCCCGTTGCATTGAACTCATAGCGGTGGCACTGCGCCGACATGGGGATGTAAGTTGCTACGCCGTCGCTGTTGAGCCCACCGTGCGAAGCGTAGTCGAGTGGTGTGTATGTTGTGTCGTATGGTGGGATCAGTTTGCTCTGCACCCAGTACGACTTGTCGAACGAGTAGTGGAGAGTTGGCTGTGCGCCACCGACCCAGAACCGCTTGCCTCGCTGAAGGCCCGTTGTCTCAGCCGTCAGCCACTGTGACTCATACGTATGCCGAATGCCTGTGTAACTCTTGATCGTTGTCGCACCGTCCATCAGTGCAGCGTTGTAGTTGCGCCGCTTCTTACCAGCAACGCTCCACCAGTCTTGTGCAACGACGGCACCGACCTCGTAGCCGTAGATGGCACCAGCAGAGGTTTTCCATATGTCGATATACCAGTTGGTCTTGAGGTGTGCATCCGCAGCACCGCCAGTGTTGTCGCGTGCCATACCCCACACGACCCAGCCCTCACACACAATTCCGACATGGTTCTTCTCTACACGTGTAGCGACCGCAGCGTGTGTGTTGAATGCAGCAGTGAACGAACCTGATCCTACAGTGGTGATGTCTGTATCGGAGCCATCGCCCCAAGCTGTTTCTTTCAGCAAGGTGAACGCAACCTTGAAGTCGTGCGCGCCAGTGATGTCTGTGAGCGACTTGATGCCGATGTTCGAGAATGCTGTGCTCGGCATACTCCACACATCGTATGTGCGAGCCTCACTCGCTGAGTATGTTGTGTCCCGCAGGTGCATGACCGCGTGCTTGAGCGAGCCATCGTTCCACGTGCTGCGCTCGTCGAACTGTGCATTGATAACCGTCGAGCCTCGCCTGACCTCTAGTCCTGTCCCAGCAGGCACATCACCTTTCTTGAACGGCACACCTTGCCGAGCATAACCAACACTGGTGCCAGCACCGTTCCAGTTGGTCAGTGAGAACGTCTGCACGATCCGCAACGTGCCGGTGCCACTAGTTGAGCTATAGGTCAGTGAGCCTGTGCTGCTGAGTGGCGATGTGCCACTGTCTGTTACATTGATGGACGATGGGCCACCCACTGCGTTGACCGTGAGTGGTATCGACACGCTTGCAGACGAACCGCTAGACGGCTGTGTGAAGCTGCCGACACTGAACAGTGAAACGCTCTGTGTGACTGCTAACACGCGACCGCTAGGCCACGTGCCGTTCGGTGTCACGGTTAGCGTCTCACTTGCACCAACTAGGCCACTAGCATGAGTGAGCGTGAGACTGAACGCAGTGGCTACACCACCGCCGCCGCCGCCTCCACTGACATCAGCAGGTATAGCGCCAGCAGCGTCAGCAGGAGCAGCACCAGCAGCGTTGACAGGAACGAGCGTCATGCTCAAGGAGTCCCATACTTTGTCTTGAACCAGGCTTCGACCTTGCCACGGTCAGTAGCGTTGTAAGTGTTCCAGAGCATGAGAGCAGCAATGCCGCCTGTGAACCCGTTGGCTCCATCGCCTCGTGCACCGATGTACACTGTGCCGCTGTTACCGATTGCACCAGTTGCAGCAACCGTGACAGCAGACCCACCATCTACAGAGACGCCGATGTTCGTGCCGTCCTGATAGACAGTCACGACATGCATCGCAGCAGAGATAGACGGTATGACGGCTAGACCGCCGCTGCGTTCCAGATACACTCGTAGTGCGCCTGCTGTGCCCGAGTTGTCTGTGGCAGCGTTGAAGCTGCCCGTTCCAGTATCGGTGCTGTCACCAGACGCTTTGTATGAGAGGATTGCACCATAGTTGTTCGCACCTGTCATATCGATAACAAACACGGCCATGAACGTTGATGTCGTGCCGAATGTGACTGGTGCTGTCAGGTAGCGTGCTCCAGCAAAGTAGCAGCGCGCTGATCCGAGATAGGTGCTTGGTGTGCCGCTGAACAAGATAGGCATAGTTCCTGCGGTGGCTTGTGTCGGATCAGCTCCACCTGCTACTTGGTTATACCACTTCGCAAAGCCACCAGCAGCACCACCATCTGCTGTAAGTGCAGCCAGTGCACCAGCACTGTTGAACGCTCCTGTGCCACTATCGAAGCCCCAGTCTGCATCAGCAATCGCACCAGATGAGTGAATGCGTAGGCACTGTCCTGCATAGGCAGTGCGTTGCAAGTTCAGCCCAACCGCCACAAGTGGCTGCACCGTCACTGTGTCGAGTACTGGCCCAGTGCCTCCACCGCCACCAGACACTACTGATGCGAACCCCTTGGTGAAGTCCATCTCGATAACATCGTCAGCCGCTGTGTATATCCCCTTCGCCCAGTCAACTGCGTTCGCTGCGGTGCTGAGTACTGGTGCGGTGTCGAGCGGCCACTTCCACTTCGATCCCCACGTTGCAGTGTGACCACCAGTGCTCTGCTTGATCCGTAGGTTGATCCGCTGTCCGTCCACCAACCCAGTGGGGTTCGCAAACAGTGTTGCACCACCAAGCGTAACACGGAAGTTGATGCTCTGCGTTGCGTTGATAGTGATGGTTGAGGCCCAGGTCAGCGGTATCGGGGTGACTGCTACTGTCTTGGTGAAGCTGCCACCGTTAGCCAGTGTGTAAGCACTGAACTGCGTCGCACCAGCACGCAGGCTGTTGTTGCTGCTGTCATAGACAACGATGTTGTCTGTGACCTGTAGCGGTGAGCGCAGCGTTGCGGTGGATGGTAGGAAGGTGGTGACACTACTGCCTCCTCCACCTGTGGCATTGAGCGTGCCACCTGTGAGTGTCAGGTTGGTGCCGACTGCAACGTTGGTGCCTGCACCAGACAACAGTTGTGCGGTGGTGCCACTAGGCGCAGCAGCTTGCAGAGCAGTGATCTCATTCTTGGCAGTAGTCCAGTTAGCTCGCTGACTCGCAGTAGTTGGGTTGCCAGAGACAGGGACTGTGGGATCGATTGCGGATGGCATCTATACTAGCCTCGCGGTTAGAGCATTCTGGTTTGTTAGCTTGACATACACGCCACCAATCGGTATCCCGCCAGCAGCAGCACCAGCATCATCGTTGTAGCCGCCGAAGCCAGCAGTCATGTGTGCGGGTGACAGGGTTCCGTTGACAGACAAATCGCCGTCAACGTGTGTATGCTGAAGCGTATTGAGTCCATTCTGGAAGTCTGCTGCTGTGGTGCCGTTAGCAGTCTCAATGACTGCACCAGAGCCAGCGAAGATAAGCGATGGAACTACTGTGCCACCTGGTGAAGTAACTATGTCACTGCGAATGAGTGCTGCTGGTATGCCTGCTGCTGAGGCTCC